GAAGTTAATTAAAACTATTCTAGATTTATATTCAAAGAAAGTAGGTGGAAGAACAGAAATTGCAAAAATTTTAAACAAACCTCCTTACAATCTTACTGTTGATCAAGTAGTTGTTGGCCGAATATTAACAAAAGCACGGGATAAGAAGTTAGTTAAAAAAGTTCCAATATCCGAATATAAAACGGTTTTAGCTCAGAAAATATATGAGAGTCCTGCTGATAGAAAAATTTATAATACAATTAGAGAGGTAAGAGAGATAGATCGAATAACAACACAAAAAAGTAAAACAGGAAAATTGTTACGAGCACCTAGTTGGGCAAAATATAAAGTGGTTTACGCGACACCTGAAAATTTAGAGACAACAGTTATCCCTAAAAAATTTCAAGGTGCTAATTATTATAAGACACTGGCAGATGCACAAAAAGCTTTAGATGAACGATTAGTTTTTTCCGGTAAAGATGTTAGAAAAATTCCTTTTGAAAAAGCGGTTAAAAAACTCCATGGTTTAGCTTTAAAAGATTCTGAAGTTTTAAGTAATTTTAATAAATTAGCTCAGGAGATGTATGGCGTAGCTAAAAATACACAAGAATTATTACCTAAACAAAAATGGCTCGCACAGGATCTAATAAAATATCGAGAATTTCTACTGGGTTTTACTCCTATTAAAGATTTAGCTGCTCCGACTGCTGTGCAGTTAAATGAAATTCTTTTTGAATTTCCTGGTGAAAGTAAATATCGTAAATATGGAAGTGAGGCGGTTAGACAATCAAAATTAAGAATCAGAGATCAATTATTAAAAACTAAAGGCCCAAAACTTAGAGTATTAAGAGATAATATAATTAAATATAGTAACACGGTGGGACGAGAACTTGATGAAGCCATGGGTGTTTCTGCAACTTTTGAACGTGCTCCTGGTTATACAGAGCTAGGACAACTCATTGCGGAAAAAGCTAATCAAGCGAAAATGTCAGAAATTGATGCTCCTTTTTCTAGAATTTTTCAAAGAGTGGTTGAAGGGAATAGAGGACCAATTAATGTTCTTAAAAATAAATATAATACTCTTGATGAGGCCATTAAAGATTTTAATAAAGTATCTAAGAATTTTCAAAAAACATGGAAGGTGGATACACCTATTATAGAATTTAAACCTGGACAAAAATTAAATCCAAAAGACTTTATAAAGCATTTTGATAAACTATCTAAAGAGGCTAAGGCTAATGTTACTCAACTTGCAGAAAAGGGAATTGGGTTAAGATCTCGGGCTATGCCTATGATTGAGATGCTTTACGGTATATATAAAAAGTCGGAAGGTGCTGATAAAATTGCCATTCAAACAATTTTAGGTTGTAGAAAAGCTGCAGAGTCTGGAGGACGTATTGGTTTTGCAGCAGGCACTTTAGATGTATGTGTTAATACAAAATTAACAAATCAAACCCTAGAATCAGGTCAGAAAATAGTTGCGGGCATCGAAGAAGGAGCTACAGGCGTTCTTGGAAAAATGAGAAACGCAGCCAGAGGATTTTTAGGAGCACTCGGAAAATGGGGACCTAGAATTGGGAAGTACGGAGCCGTTGTTGCGGCAGGAGCTTTGGCTCAGCCAGCTGTCGATCTTGTCAGACAATTCATGAACGATGATCCAACAACTTATTTAACTGATCCCGATCAACAAGCAGGAATGCTTTTAGCGACACTCGAGGCACAAGAACGACCAAAACCTAGAAATGAAATTCTTGATTGGGGTATAGGAGCAGGAGCAGTCGGTGCAACAGCAGCCACGATCCCTGGTACCCGCGCCTTGTGGAAAGCAAGACGGCTACCTACTTTAAAAAGAGCGGGCATGGGTATGCCTCGTGCTGCCATGGGTCCATTAATGAAATATATTTCCGGGATGTATACTCCCGCAGGACTGCTTGCAACAGAGCCATTACGAATTGCACAAAAAAGAAGTCAAGGAGAAGGCTGGGGAGAAATAGCTAAAGATCCAACGATGTGGATGGGACCAGCATTCGCACCAGGAATGACAAGACTAGCAACTGCTGGGATGAAGAGCAAGCCATTACTCGCTAAAGCTTTAAGACTGGGTATGAGTAAGCCTGCCTTAAAACTGTTGGGTAGAACAGGTGGATATGGACTTCTGGCGTCATTAGGATTAACAGGTTACGATAAATATCAAGACTGGAAAAATAAGAGGGGGTGGTTTGCAAAAGATTAATAAAACATTAACTAAAAATATGCCCCATGTAAAATGGAAAGAAATTCCACCTGTAAAAGGGCCAAATTCACAAGGGTTGAATGTTCCTGTAAAACAAGCTAAAACATTGGAGAACTCGAGGAAAATAAATGGCAGATATAGACAAAGTTCTACCTAACGTAGAGCAAACAATAACAATTCCACCTGAAGAAGAAATCATCGCCCACAAAGAAACGGGAATAACTCAAGTTGGTGAAGATGATGTTAGAGTAGAACAACAAGAAGATGGAAGCGTTGATATAAATTTTAATCCGAATGCGGTTAACCAACCGGGCGGAGAAGGCCATTTTGACAATTTAGCAGAACTACTTCCAGACGATGTCCTAGGAAAATTAGGATCAGAATTAAATGAAAATTATATGCAGTATAAATCTTCCAGAAAAGATTGGGAAGATACTTATACTAAGGGCTTAGATCTTTTAGGATTTAAATACGAAAATCCAACACAACCTTTTCAAGGAGCTAGCGGTGCAACACACCCAGTCCTTGCAGAATCAGTAACACAGTTTCAAGCACAAGCTTATAAAGAATTGCTGCCAGCAACAGGTCCAGTCCATACTCAAGTAATGGGTAGACCGGACCGACAGAAAGAAGATCAATCTGTTCGAGTAAAAAATTTCATGAACTATCAGCTCATGGATGTGATGAAGGAGTTTGAACCCGAGTTCGATCAACTGCTTTTTTATCTCCCTCTCGCCGGCTCTGCGTTTAAAAAAGTTTATTACGATGAACTTTTGGGCAGAGCCGTATCAAAATTTGTTCCGGCAGATGATTTAGTTGTTCCATACACTGCAACTTCACTTCAAGATGCAGAAGCAGTTATGCATACAATTAAATTATCAGAAAATGATTTAAGAAAAAAACAAGTAGCCGGATTTTATAGAGATGTAGAATTAAAACCTGGTTATGATGAAGAATCAGAAGTTAAGAAAAAAGAAAGAGAATTAGAAGGACTTAAAAAAACTAAAGACGAAGATGTTTTTACATTAATTGAATGTCATGTAAATTTAGATCTAGAAGGGTTTGAAGATATGGATCCTGAATCTCAAGAACCAACTGGAATTAAACTTCCATACATTGTAACTGTAGAAACAGCTTCCAGAGAAGTTTTATCAATTAGAAGAAATTATCAAATTGCTGATCCGCAAAAATTAAAAATTGAATATTTTGTTCATTTTAAATTTTTACCGGGTCTAGGTTTTTATGGACTAGGTTTAATCCACATGATTGGTGGTTTATCTAGAACTGCAACAACCGCGTTACGTCAACTATTGGACGCAGGTACATTAAGCAATTTACCTGCAGGGTTTAAGCAAAGAGGTATTCGTGTTAGAGACGAAGCTCAAGCAATACAACCTGGTGAATTCAGAGATGTAGATGCCCCTGGTGGAAATATCAGAGATGCATTTATGCCTCTTCCTTTCAAGGAGCCCTCTCAGACACTGCTCTCATTAATGGGTATTGTTGTACAGGCAGGGCAACGATTTGCCGCCATAGCTGACATGCAGGTCGGGGACGGCAACCAGCAGGCCGCTGTTGGTACGACTATTGCCCTCTTAGAGCGTGGCTCCAGGGTCATGTCAGCCATACATAAAAGATTGTATGTGGCGATGAAGCAGGAATTTCAGTTATTAGCTGGCGTATTTAAAACTTATTTACCACCAGACTATCCCTATGATGTTGTAGGGGGACAGAGAAATATTAAAGTTTCTGATTTTGATGAGAGAGTAGACATTATTCCAATTGCAGATCCAAATATTTTTTCTCAAACACAAAGAATTACAATGGCACAAACAGAATTACAATTAGCTCAAGCAAATCCGCAGATGCATAATATGTACGAAGCCTTTCATGACATGTACGCAGCAATTGGGGTGAAAGATATTGATAAAATACTTCCTCCACCACAACAACCTACTCCAATGGACCCTGCGGTTGAAAATATTTTAGCAATGTCTAATAAACCTTTTCAAGCTTTTAAAGGTCAGGACCATACAGCGCATATTACGACCCATTTAAACTTTATGTCGACAAATTTAGCGCGAAATAATCCAGTTGTACTTGGTGCACTCGAAAAAAACATTTTTGAACATATTTCTATGATGGCACAAGAGCAGTTAGAGGTCGAAATGAGAGAAGAAATTGCTCAATTGACACAATTGCAGCAACAATTGCAAGCGAATCCAATGATGCAGCAAAATCCGCAAGTTCAACAACAATTAATGCAGATGTCAATGGCGTTAGAGTCTAGAAAAGCTAAATTAATTGCAGAAATGATGCAAGAATTTATGGAAGAAGAAAATAAAATTATGGGACAGTTTGGAAACGATCCAATTGCTAAATTAAAAGCAAGAGAACTAGATTTAAGAGCTATGGATAACGAGAAGAAAAGAGAACAAGATCAAGAAAAAATTAACTTGGATAAATCTAAGCAAATGATGGGTCAAGAGCAGTTTGATGAAAAATTAGAACAAAATGAAGATCTGGCTGAACTTAGAGCTGAGACATCTTTGGTCAAACAAGAAATGTCTAATGATGCTAAAATGAGACAAGATAGGATGAAACAAAGAGATGTTCGTATCTTGAAAGGTCCAAGAAGATAGTATACAATTAAACGAGGAGAAAATATGACAAAACAACCTACTGAAAAAAAATTGCACACTAGTGGTAAAGAACTAGGAGTGGGCAAAGATGGTTATCAAACAGGTGGTATTAAATTTAAAGCACCTTTAGGGCAACCAACTAAAAACAAAGTCAAAGGCCAAAGAGCAATGCTCGCTTCTAAAAAGTCTGAAGTAAGCTGGTGGTAATATGTGGTTTAGTGCAATCAAGCTTGCTTTAAGCGCTGGGAGCCACATTTACAAAAAGCGCCAAGAGACGAAGATGGCTATGGCGGATGCACAATATATGCATGCGCAGAAGATGGCCCGAGGTGAGGAAACTTACCAGGGCAAACTTTTAGAATCCCGAGACAAAGATTATAAGGACGAGGTCGTTTTAGCGATTCTCACACTGCCCATAATCGTGCTTGCCTATGGGGTTTGGTCGGACGATCCGGCCGCTATGACCAAGATAAATCTCTTTTTTGAGCATTTTAAAGCGCTCCCGTCATGGTTTACAAATTTATGGATACTTGTATGCGCCAGCATATTTGGTATAAAGGGAACACAAATATTTAGGGGTGGTAAAAAATAAGGTGGACACTAAGTAGCAAAAAACATATAAGGAGATATTATGTCTAAAAAATCAAGACGAAGAAATAAGAGGTTAGCATTGCTGCTTACATTAGCAGGTGGTGCAGCTTTGGCTGGAAGAGGTAAAAAGAAGTTTGGAACTGCAGGATTTTTAAAATCTGGAGCAGCAGGTGGTGCTAGTTTATCATCTCCTCCTATACTCGGAACCGATCATATCAAGGCACCTATTAGAAAAGATGTGCCAGATGTAGCGGTAGATAAAAAAGTAATTATTGGATCAGGCGAAGTTCCTATTGGAAGAATGCGTGGAGCAGGTACCGACGAACAAGCAATAGAAAATCAAAAGATAAGAGCTGCTTATGCCCAAAAAGGAAGGGGAATAAATCCATTTGAACAAACTGCAGCAGCAGGAGCAGCATACGTACCTATAATTCCAAGAGTTATGAAAAGAGGTGTTAACTATCGTATGAAAGCTGGTGGAAGAATTGGTGCTAAGCATGGTGGTCGTGTTACTGGAATTGCAAAACGTGGTTTTGGTAGAGCATTAGGAAGAGGTAAAAAATAATGAGACAAAATGGAGTAAGATCAAATGTTAGATTCCCTTATTCTCAAGGAATGAAAAAAGGTGGCAAAGTTAAAAAGAAACAAGGTTATAAAGATAGAGAAGATGAGTCTATTAGTGCAAGACGTGGAAAAGAGTCTACTAAGAAACAATCTTTCAAAGACAGACGAGACGAGTCTTATGGAAAATGGGGCAAAAGAAAATCCGGCAAAATTAATAAATAATGGGTGATATAGCTTTAAGAGGAAAAGGAGTCGTTCGAGTTCGAAAGAATTTAGGCGGTCCTATGAGTAGTGCTCGTAGAGACATGACTCATGGATATTATCAACCTGATATGGGAATGCAGGGCGGTCAAATGTATCGTGGTGGCGGAGTCGTTAGGAAAAAAGGTAGTGTTGGCGT